TCAGGGCGTTATTTGTGCCCGAGGAGGGCCATACATGGGGTTGTTGTGACTATTCTCAGCAAGAGCCTAGGCTGGTAGTGCATTATGCAGCTTTACAGAATCTCTATGGAGTGGGCGATGTATTGGACGCGTATCATGAGGGAGACGCGGATTTTCATACGATCGTTGCTGATATGGCAGAGATACCTAGATCGCAGGCTAAGACCATAAATCTTGGCCTGTTCTATGGTATGGGTAAAAATAAATTACAAGCAGAATTAGGTGTATCTAAGGATGTGTCTGATAGTTTGTTCAGGCAGTATCACAACAGAGTACCATTTGTAAAACAACTGATGGACAATGTCATGAGCAGAGCACAAGACTCAGGTCGAATACGTACATTACTAGGTCGACTTTGTCGTTTCCATTTATGGGAACCTAATCAATTTGGTATACATAAGGCATTGCCACACGATCAAGCGCTCTTGGAACACGGACCAGGGATCAAGCGAGCTTATACATACAAAGCATTAAACAAATTAATACAAGGATCAGCAGCCGACATGACAAAAAAAGCTATGATAAGTTTATATAGAGAGGGTATCATACCGCATATACAAGTACATGATGAACTTGATATATCTGTTGAGAGTCCTGAGCATGCACAAAAGATAAAAGATATCATGGAAAATGCTGTTGACTTAGAAGTACCTAACAAGGTAGATTATGAATCAGGACCTAATTGGGGCCAAATAAAATGATAAAATATGTCTTACTTAAATGCTAATATTCCTGTACAATACGCGCAAATAAAAAAGGAGTATTTATATGACCTTACCAGACATGTGGGAGAAGTTGAAGACTGTATCATCTTCGGTATTACATCACTTACAGGTCGCGCTATCTTATTTCACGCGATCATGGAGAACGGTGCAGTATTTTATCGCCTGCCAATTAGCGCGTTTATTCAGCGAGGATTTGAAAGATCACGAGTCCCCGAACAACGTTTGGATGAATTGGAGCTTTGGAATTCTTTCAGTTATTATCCTGCTATTACTACTTGGGATATTTTAACAGCTTCATCCGGCAAATACATCGGAAAAGACAAGAAATGGCACCATGGTAAATACTTATTTACCGTTGACTGGGGTCATCCAGATGCTAATATACTGAACTCTGATCATTCAGAAATACCGCATGAGCATAAGTGCGCACACATAATTGCGTTAAATAACGGCAACTATGCAGCACAACCAAACAACAGATGTATATGGGATCTGCCTTCGTTTACTGTGAAGGACAACATTCCTGACTGGAAAGTACAAACTTCAGAATGGAATGTAGAAGATACCGGCGCATGGAAAACAGAAGATACTGATAAGTTCTTCTATGAAATTGAGGAAAAGAAAAAATGAGGTATTGTTATGAATTATTATGCAACAGGTTTATTGATAATAATGTTAGTAGTATTAGCTTTATGTGGGGGACCAAGTGTCCAATAAAACACTAAACATATCAGAGTCTGCAGCTGTGCAGATGCCTATGAAGACGGTAGCATCACTAATAATTTTAGTTGGAATGGGTGTACTTGGATATACAGAGCTGACGGCGAGGTTAGTATCGTTAGAGACTTCACGTGAGTTGTTTGAGAATGATTTGCTTAAAAAAAGTGAGCAAGTCCCTACGGATCAGGAACAACATTTTTTAATTGAAGATTTGTACAAGACTGTCGAGAAGATGGAAGAAACTCAAGAAATGAATATGACTAACAAAGTAAACATAGAATTTTTAAGAGAGCAGTTAGATAAAGCATTAGAAGATATTGAAGGATTAAAAGATAAGGTACGAGAAAATGGAAAGAGTTACTAGAAAAGTTGTACAATATCTAAATGATATGGAAAAGAAAGCCAAACAAATGAGCTTTATTAAAAATTTAAAAAAAGAAGTTGAAACTGGCAAGCATGGTACACAAAAATATGTGTTAAAGCAAGGGCCTAACAAGGGTAAGACGGTATGATAGTCGAAGGAGTGGTAGCTCTTTGTATGTTTATTCAAGGAGAGCTGAAAGAACACAGAATACAACCTGCAATGAGTGACTGTTTAAAGGGTAAGCGTGTCGCAGAGCGTGATAAGACTGATTCTATTGATTATAAATGCGGAAAAGTAAAAGCAGAACTCGAAGATAATATTGATGGTAGTAAAACGATCAAAAAGATTATAGAAGAGTAGTATGGTAAAGGTATCAGCAGAAATAGTTCATGGCGAATGTCCAACATGTAGTGAACTAACTATGTTAGTTGGTTTAACTCCTGAATTATATAGATGTATGAACTGTGGTTCAGATCTACAACAACACATCAATGGTAAAATAACTTATCTACCTGTTATGACTTCGCGCACAGATGGTGCTACACCTTTTGTAAAAGAATGGAAAGATGGCTAAACAAAGTTTCAAGTTCTTTACACCCCGTGATAAGCCCAAGAAACGTGGACCACGGCAACATAAAAAAAATCTCAACAAAAACGAGAAACGTCAAAAAAAGATGAAGAGATACAAAGGCCAGGGTTGACAAACATCCTCTGATATCCTATATATAGGATATGAAAGAAAAAACATTAACAATAACAAGCAACAACATTAGTCAGAAACAATGGTCTAATCTTATATTAGAACTTAACCTGATTAAAAAATCTTGGGCTAATTATGCAACGTTAAACATAAAGTGTCCTGGTATTAAAAAGATCATAGCACACGGAACACGGACCAACTTTAAGGAGGACTAGTGGACCTAATAATTCTAAATGATGGATTGTATCAGTTGATACCTGTTACAAAAAAAATCATGGAAGGCATTATTATAACTTCTGAAGTAGATTGTTTTGCTTTGTGTGATATTTTAAGACTCAAGTTAACAGGGTATGTAGACTCTATTAACTTACATGTCATGAACGATGGAAGTGGTTACTTCTATGGTTGCATGTGTAGATAGACCTATCCTAAAGAGGGAAAAATAAGGATAGGTTATTGTGGTGAGATTTATGTATTTTATAGACTTACGTTTCTGGTGTCAACTCTTCCTTACACATCCAACGGGTAAATAATTTATAGTCTTCAACTGTTTCTCTAGGCGTTTCTGCAAATATTAACTCATAACTTAGACCATAACCATCTTGCATGCATTTATAGTAACTATCATAAGCTTTTGGAGTCTTGTTCAAGATCGTGCATTCACCCGATACCCCATTACATAATAATATGGTTAATAAATAAATTTTTACTGTTGACATAATTGTATTCTATCCTATATAGTCATCATAATTAAATGAAAGGAAGTCACAATGACTGATATAACTAAATATAGAAATGTGTCCTTAACACATGATACATACAAGACATTGATAAGTTTGTCTAAGGTATTATTACCGGATGCAACATTATCTATAAGTAAGACCATTGAATCAATTGCAAATGAGAAAGCGAAGAAATTAAATGGAAAAATTAAAAAAGTATAACGTACACGCAGCAATCTGTCCTGACTGTAATGGGAATGGATATGTCAAAGCGTTGATAGAAGAAGGCAGAGAACACATCGTACTACAATGTAAAACATGTGACTCGGAAGGGGAAATTTATGTGGATGAGTCCGAAGTTGTGGAGTCTTATATCGATGCTGATAATTCTACAGATAGTGGTAAATTACATTAAATGATACCTGATACAGACAAAGCATACATAGCTGGCCTGTTTGATGGTGAAGGAAGTATTCACATCAGACGTGGCATTGAGAAGAAAAAGAAACACAAAGGTAAACCTGGCTATAGATACTCTAATAGTCTACGTCTAAGCATGGAGATCACTATGACTGACCGTAGTGTGTTGATGTGGGTGCATGAAACGTTAGGTGTTGGTACACTGACTCCTAAGAAAGTAAAAGGTAAACGAGTTGATGGTACACCTTATCTTAAACAATATAGATGGCGATGTACTTTTCGTGACGCATACTATGTATGTGCCTTAATTTGGCCTTGGGCTCATACTAAACTGCCTAAAATACAAAGAGTCATTGAGCATTATACAGCGAACGCATTGAAAGATAATGTGATCTCAATGGAAGAATATAAAATGGTGAGGAAAGATGTTCGATAAATATATTTATAATTTTTTAATGTTTGTAAATCACTGGTCAACTAAACTTACGAGTTGGTCTTGGTGTCATTTATATAGTAATAGGAAAAAAGGTTATGGCTATAGACAAAAAAGATAGACCCTGGGACGGTAGATCAAGACCGTCCGATGATAAGTATCGAAAAAATTTTAATAGAATTTTTGGAGTAAAATCCGAAGATGACGTCGAACATGATCACGTCAACAAAGATCATGCTAACAATAAGGAGAGTAAGCATTATGAAAAATAATGGCACTCAAGAGGTTGGTAAAGTGTATGAAACCTATGACTATGAACTATTTGTCAAAGTCAAAGGAAATCGTGCAATCAATCAAGCTCACGTAAACAGATTGGCTAAAAAGATGGAGACTAGATTCCTGAAAGAGCTGCCGATCATTGTTGGACCTAAAGATAAGAATGGTAAACATCCTATTCTTGATGGTCAACACTCAGGTGATAGTAGACAAGCGACGGGGAGACCTATTCGTTATATTATCACTAAACATATCAGACCAGACGATATATCAGATATGAATACTGATAAATTAAACTGGGGTGATAAGGACTATCTCAACAAGTATGTTGGGAAAGGAAACGAACATTATGTTTTTTATAAGAGCATGATGGACGAGTACAAATGTTTAAGAGCGAAGTTCAGTACATGGACTGCGATCTTAAATGGGGTGAGAAAAAGAAACACTATTCTTGAAAAACAATTCAAGGATGGTTTATTCTCAATAACAGAAGCGGATAAGAAAGAAGCTATAAAAACAGCTGCTTACATGAAAGATATCTTTACCGAGATACCTAACGCTAGGCTAGCTACGTTTTCATTTGCATTATTACATGCAATGGGTCAACCAGGCTTTGATCGTGAACACTTCTTAAACAAAGTCGTAAAGCAATCTAAAAAGTTTAGAGGTGCTACTAACACTAAAGAGTGGTTAGAAATTATAGACTATGTTTATAATAAATATAATAAGAAGAATTCTAATAAGAATTTAGATTTCGACGAAATGTAAAAAGAGGGGGCCTTCGGGCCCCGTCATAAAATTATGATGAATGATAAGGATGTAAAGGAACACCATAAGATGGTTGATAAACTAAATAAACAACAAAAGGAACTTGATGCAAGTTACAAACAATCTTTAGCCAATAAACAAGAACGTATGACAAATGTTCAAGGGTTGAAGAAAAGTAATAAATACAACTATATACGTGGTAAACAGCTCACGGACCCCGGATCAGGGACCAGGGTTTATGAGATAAGTAATTATAGACTTCCGTCTGTAACTACTATACTAGGGGCCACCGCAAATAAATCATTTTTAAAAGATTGGAAGGCAAAAGTTGGAGAAGAGAACGCAGAACGCATCAAGAATCATTCTAGTGCACGGGGTACCTGTATGCATAAATTCCTGGAGCATCATATTCTCGGCACTGGCTGTGTTGATCTTACAAGCATCGGACAAGAGGCGCGTCCCATGGCCGACAAAATTATTGAGATCGGTCTCACACCTATTGACGAATACTATGGGTCGGAAGTTATGTTACATTACCCGGGTTTATACGCGGGCTCAACAGACTTGGTTTGCTTACACAATGGCATGGAAACTATTGTTGACTTCAAACAAAGTAACCGTCCGAAAAAGGAAGAATGGATCGAAGATTATTATTTGCAAATCGCGATGTACGCAATGGCCCATGACTACGTCTACGGCAGCAAGATTGAGCAAGGAGTTATCATGGTCTGCACGCCTGACTTATATTATCAAGAATTCAAAACAGAAGGTGCAAGCCTTCGAGCCTGGAAACACAAAGCACTGAAAAGAATTGACATGTATAATGAACTTATGCATGACGAGAAAGAGAGAACCAAACCAATGAAAGCGGAGGACTTTACAAATGAATGAAATGTTGTTTAGAACGCTTCTAAAGAGATATGAAGCAAACATAGAGGACGCATTGTACAAGATACAATCGTTTAATGAGAATAATATAATAATACCAGAACACATCGATATTACCGGGGAGATTGACAAACTGTTACTAATTATTGCGGAAGCTGAGGATAAAGTGGCAGTAATGAGGAAATATTATGTCGAAAATAAGGCAGATAGTAACGTATTGTGATAAATTTGCCACAATTGTTGCATAAATACCACACCAAAAGTGACAGTGTATATGTATGGTAAAAAAAATAAAAAAAAAAATAAAAACTACTCTAGAAAAAGTGTCTTTTCTGTCACTTCGACTAAAAGTGTTGGTATACATAGCTAATGTCTGCCAAATTGTGGTTTTAAAAAGTGTCATGTGACAGAAAATAATGTCACCTTACCTTCAATCTCAGTTTGCCTATGCGCGCGCGATACAAAATTCTGGAAAAACTGATTTTTTTTAGATACATATACAGAATATGAAATCCAGAAAAAAATCTAGAAGAATTGACAGCTACGAGAAACCTAAGACTGTAAAGCAACAGTTGAAGTTTCCATACAAGCGTGTGAGAATCGATTGGATTGATATCATCACTGAAGGTGGCTGGGGCAGCGAGCGTGAGTTTAAGAATATGAAACTAGCAACACCTGTAAGTGAAGGTTGGTTGTTTAGTAAAGATGAGGATACCGTAAGAATCTTTGCTGGCTACGATGTAGATGATGACGGGTCTATTACTTTTTCGGAGAGGTCGGTTTTTCCAACTTCTTGTGTGAAGAAGATAACGAAGATTCATTAACGTCTTGTGACTCACCTTCAACAGTCTTCATGTTCAACAGAGCGCTGTAGTCTTCTAGTATTTTTGCTCGTTTCATTCTTAATTCTTCCTCTGACATTTCTTCTAGTTTACCTGTTTTTATTATCTTTCTGTCTATATATAACCCTGCCGCTTTTCCACGATTTGTTTCAGCGTTTACAGCTGCTGAGAAAGAACTTTTTTTCAAAGCCGCGTGTTTGATTCTATCTAATTCTGCTATATGTTTTGCATAAGTCACTTCATGCTTTTGTAGTCTTTCTTCATGTAATTTACCAATGTATTGCACAACAAGTGGTGCATGTCTTGGGTTTGTTAACTCACTACCTTCAACACGTGCTCTCTTTGGAGAGTACCCTGCCATCTCTGCCGCTTCTGATTTAGATAATGGTCCTTCTGGTCCACCAAACACCAATAGCTCGGCAAATCTCTTTTGCATTTCTGTTAATCTTTTTGGAACTCCCATGTTGACTTTTTAAGGTAATAGTCCTATAAAGTCAAGGTATGAAAGATAAACGTACATATACACATCAGAAAGAACATGGGGAAGATATGAGTCATGAAAATGAAACTAAGATAACAAATGAAGACAGAGGTCCTTTGGATTTAACTTTGTTGATTGAATTACATCAAAAAGAAATATGGGAATGGAAACAAAAAGAATCAGAGTGGATCAAAACAGAAAACCAACTGTCTGGTAGTAAAAAAATTATACAGGAGTTAAGCGCTAAAATTATTGATCAAGTGCGAATCATAGCTGAATTAGAAAAAAAACTTGCGGACAAAAACAAATGAGAGTAAGAGACCTACAACAATTCCTTTCTACTTTTACCGCTAGTAATAAGGCAGGCACCATGCAAGGCAATGCTGTTAGTGATGCTGTACTCTACGTTGAAGTGAATGGTCAACTACATGAAATTAAAAAAATGGAAGTACAAGAGAACAGTCAAACTATATTTGGGTTACAAAAAAACCATCAATCTCACCGTCTTGTGTTAAAAACAGAGCAAAGATCTAACATAGTTTTACCGGGGAATCTGCGTACGCCGGGCGCGTAATGCGTGGGGTAATTACCTCGATAACCACATGGGTCC